TAGCTCTACAAAATTATTATATGCAATACCTGCTTCATAACCTTCTTTGTCGTACCATTGATTAAAGTTTTGTTCATTACCTTCTATCTTGTACATAACATTTAATTTAGGTGCAAAAGGGCTTACGAATCTATCCCATGCTCTTAGATGATAAATATTATCTCTTACTTGTTCTGCAACTTTTTGTAAAGCATCTACATCATCTGCTAACTCAGGATGTAATTGTGCAGCTATTTGTAAAGCAGTAGTAGAAGAAGATACCCATATATCCTCATCAACACCTTCCATACCTATTGAACTAGAGACTGCATTAAACCAATTCTTTGCTACAGATGGTATAGCCATTTCAACAAACTCTCCAGGAAGTTCATTTAAAGATAAAGGCTCATCACTAAATGGTAAAGCAAATCCTGCCATAATATTTTTTTCAATAAACTTTCTTGCTCCTGGATTGTTTCTTGTTAAAAATCCTAATGGCATAGTAATACCATCACCTAATGATGGTAGATAACCAACTCCTCCAACTCCTATAGATTTAAGTGGGTAACCTCTTTTAATATAAACCCTATTGTCATCTACAGAAACATCTTCATTTGCTAATCCATTAGCATCTGATTTTGTAAATGCTTCTAATGGTGTACCAGATGTAGGTAAAAATACATACAAGTCTCCAAATCTATCTTCAATAATTATATTGTTTTCTATACCTCTTCTAACTCCTTGTCCAATTTGTGCAGCACCTTTTGGATTATTAGCAGTAAGTAAATAATACCTACCAACATATTCTCGATATGCTTCAAAGAAAGCGAAAGAACTTCTATATGCCTGTGCAAAATATCCTCTTTCTGTCAAGTTATACAATAAATTAGTTTGTGCTTCCATAGCTGCTTCCATAGCTCTGTTATGTATATCTTCAAAACTCATATTTCTTTTAACATTTGTTTTTACATCATTCAAATCTAAATGTGTTGTATAGCTGTATTCATCAAAGTTTTGCATAATAGTATTTTTTCTTGGAGTAAATACTTCCAAAGATTTATTTTTCCTATCAAAAATTCCTTTTATAAAAGATTTTTCAAATATTAAATTAGGATTGAATGCTTTTTCTTGAATATTCTTACCTTGTCGTTCAGCAATATAATTTTTACCACGAACAATAGGTTCATCACCGAGTGCTTTTATTTGTTTTTCATTTAATAATTTTTTACCTTTTGTTCTTAATAAATTGTAAACAGCAGAATTATTAATAAGTTCATAAGTATCATCTTGTTTAAACACTGTTTCAATAATTTCATCACCTTCTTTAATAAGGTATGTTTCTCCAAAACTTATTTGGTCAGCTGCTAAACCAAGATACTTTGCTTTATTATAAGCTGCGACACCTGCAATATCTCTAGTATCTTTTACACCTCTGTTAATTTTCACAGATACATCTAATGTCCATTGACCTCTTGTTGCATCCCATTTTCCACCAAGAACATGGTCAGCAAGTCTTAATTTGTCTTGATTGTCTTTGACAAACATAGCTACTGCATCTCTTGTAAGTTTATCTTTTCCTGTAATTGTTAATGTTCTTGTTTTGTATGGTGATACAAACAACAATGCTTCTTTACCCCAACTTGCAGGATTTCCTAAATCTAAACTAAAACCTTCTCTGTTTTGTTGTGTAAATTTATAAACATCATCTATAAGCTCATCAGTTATACTTTTTTTATTTATAACCATAGTTATTTTTTTACCAAGTATTCTTTCTATAGTTTGTTTCCCTACATCAAAACTCAACTCGCCAGAATATTTATTTGGTTGAGACCTACCTTTTGTAGATGCTTGAAATTTACTTTTTATTTCTGTTAAATTTGGTTGTTTATTTGATAGTCCTAATATATCTTCTAAACCTTTTTTAGTTGCACCTGGTTTAGATAGGTAATTTATTGCTTCATTAATTATTATGTCTATGTCTGAATCGTTATAACCAGAATCAAAATTATTTTTAAGAACTGCTGATAATTGTTTTTTATCTGGTAGCTGTCCATTGTACACAACTTCATCTTTTCTAAATTGTGCAGTGTAAGCTCCAACTTTAGAATCATCAAACCCTAATCTTCCTTCAGCTATTTTATCTGATGATTTATAAACAAGTTCTTCTGCTCTTTGTAAGTCAGTTGTAAGTTTTACACTATCCTGATTTAATGTATTTTTAGTTAGATAGTTAACACTTTTATTTCCTCCTTGTTCAGTAAACACAGTTGCAGTAAATGTTGTTACGCCTTTGTCTGTGTTTTGAGAAACTTGCGGTTTTATATTTTTAGACAATACTTCTGCACTATCTTCTAAAGTAATGTTTGCTTTCGATATTTGATTAGTTACCTCTTCTACAATGTCATCAGATAAATTAATCACACTATCAGGGTCTTTGTGTAATTTTAACATTTGCTGTAAAGCTTCTTTTGTTCCAAATACACTGTATGCCTTTACAAAATTTTCATAGGCTTGTTTTATAAATGGAATACGAATAAAACTTCCTTCTCCTTGTGTTGTTGCAAAAAATACAGATTGAATTATATTTCTGTAACCTTCGAATATTTTTTTCTTTACACTTGCATCAGGGTCAATACTTCTTGTTCTATTTTTTGGATAAGGTATTTGTACAGGTAAATCTTCTTTAAATTTTTCAGATAATCTTTGGATTCTTTGTGTAACTTTTCTAGCAACATCAGGTGTTGTAGAATTTAAATCTCTTAAATTAAAAGGTCCAATTTTTGCATCAGCTATTATGTTTAATAATTCTGCTTTTCCACCTGTGTAATTATCAATACTTTGTGAATAATGCGTTGCCAATCTTTGAAAATCTTCTGTTGATGTAACAATTCCTATGTTTTGATTTCTTTCTCTTGGTCCTTTTCTTCTGACTACTTTATTAGAATCATCAATTATTTTTGCTAAAGCAGGATTTGTTTGTATCTCAGATGCTATTTGTTCTATGGTAAAACCTTTTCTTTTCATACCTGCAACAACAGGAGCTATATCATCATCAATATATTTATATAAAAAGTATTCATAAGCATCATTCCATTCTTTACCTGGTGCAGTTTTAAGAACACCTACATGACCAGTATTTGTGACATGTCTGTTATTAATAAATTTTACATCTGCAGAAAATAACTGTCCTAATTCAGGAACACCAAATTGTTGTGAATCAGATAAAACACCTAAAGATTTTCTAAGTGTTTTTGGTAATACTTTATCTAATGGAATTTGACCTAATTGTTCTACAGGCTGTGTTGTTCTATATGGACCAACTAATGTTGTTGGTGGTTTTACACCAAATGTTTTTGCTAATAATCCTTCTGAATCGCTCAACATTAATTTAAGATATTCAAATGGATTATCTAAAAAACTTCTTACACCAAATAATTTAAATTTAACTGTAGCATCCATAATCAATTTCAAAGGATAAGATATTCTTCCTAGTAAGAAAGATGGATAACGAAAGTTTCTCATGTAACCAAAGACTACATTGTCATAAGTTTGCGAACCTTTTTCTGCTAAATTAAATAAAACATTTGGGTCATCAATTTCTTCATAAACATCATCTATAGCATTTCTAAATACACTGTCTTCTTTCCAAAAATCTATTTTTACACCCTCATCTGCTGCTTTTCTAACAATATCAAATAATTCTTGTTCTCCTTCTTGATTTATAGACTTTGCTCTCAATCTTCTTTTTGCTGATGTAGCTCTTAAAAGACCTTGCATGTCAGGACCTTGTATAGTTAAATTTTTTAATTGACCTAACAACTCTAAAGATTGTTGTGTAAAGTGAATCATTTCTTGTTCTGATAAACCTGTTCCTCCAAAAAGTTTTTTTGTTATAATATCTACTTCCATAGGGTCATAAAAATCTGGATTTCTTGTTGGAGACATTGGTTTTGCAAACGAATCATCAAAACCTGTTTTAGCATTTTTTAAATAAAACTCTGTAAAAAATTCATCTATTTCATTGTTTGTTAATTTGTAAGTATTTTTTAACTGTAAGCCCATTTCACCAAAAACTAATTTATTTTCAAATATTTCTTTTGCTTGAAAGTATTCACCTTCTGTTAATGCTTCATAAAATTCTTTTGTTAGTGTTTCTAATCTACTTTCTGGAACTTTAGATGCGTAACCATATCGAACAAAGTATTCTGTTGAAGCCTTTATATCACTTAAATCTGCTTCTCCTAACTTAGGTAATTTAACATCCCTTGCTAAAAAAGTATCTCTAAATCCTCCACCTCTTTTATATGCAGCAATAATTCCTTCATCTAGTTCTGTCTGTATTAAAGCTTCTAAATTATTTTCGTAAAGTGTTTTAGATTGTAAATATTTATTTTTACCTTTTCCTATAAAATTACCGCCATAAAACATGTCAACAAGAAAACCACTCTCGATACCATCTTCTAATGTTTTTATAATATCTTCTTCTGTTGTAGCAGCATTTTTTATTCTAAAAGCAAAGTCAGGATGAAATCCTTCGTTAATTAATTTTATAGAAATAGGAACATCAGCATTTTTAGCATCTACTAAAAGATTAGCTATACCTTGAAAAACTTCTGTATTTTCATCATATACATCACGCATTGTTTTACCTGCATCAATATCATCAATTAATTTACCTGCAGCAGATGTAAGAACTTCATCAAAATCTTTTGGTGCTCTACGAACAACTCCTGCACCAGGAAATATGTAATTGATTGGGTCTAGATAAATATACTTTGCAGCATTTATCAAACCTGCAATAAAACCTGCAACACTCTTTTGTTTTTCATATCCTAAATCTTCTATTGCATTTTTTCTTTCTTGTTCTGCATTTTCAAGTATTTCAAAATATTGACTTCCAGATATTTTATTTGTGTCTAAAGCAACTTGGGCTTGTTGTTCTAATAAATCAAAAGCATCATCTATTGATTCAGTCAAAATATTTCCATACCCATAGCTAGTTGAAAGATTACCTGTAAGACCAAACACAAAAGCATCACCTAAACCTACTGGTATAGCCTGACCAAAAAACTTTTCGTTAAGTTCTTGTTGTTCATCAAAACCTGGATGTAATGAAATAATATCTCTTATTCCTTTTTGGTCTGTTTCTGGGTCTATTAACTCATCTACAGTTTGTAAATACAATCCTACTTTTTCTGAAAAATCTAAATCTCTTCCTTTTTCTTTTTTTAAAGCTGTAATTTTATCACTTACAATATCAGGAAATGTTTCAGTAAATATATCTAAATCTGTTTTAGTTATAATTGGATTTCCTTCATCATCTACCAATCCACGAACTTTTAAAAAGTTAGTTGCTGTTTGTGATGGAGAATAATATTTAGAATTATTTTTTAATTTTTGTGCTCTTTGTTTTTCATAATTTACTATTGCTCTTAAATGTGCTTTTATTCCTGGTATAAAAGGTAATTTGTTATCTTTTAATTTTTCATATCCTGCTATTTCAATAGCATCAGATAAAGTTTTACCCTGTTTATTTAATTCTTCTTCTAAAGCTGCTTGATACTCAACACTATAATTTCTAGCTCCTCTATCAACACTTTGTATAACACCATCTGCAAATATTCTTAAAGTTCCAAAAACATAAGAACCAAATTTGTCTGCTACTTTTCTTGCTCCTTCTCTTGTAGCAGTTCCTATATTTTCAAAAACATCACCAGACAACTTAAACATAAGATTTGTTGAATTTATATAAGATTGTTTTGTTTTGGAATCTACACCATGACTTCTGTTATTTGTGTATACAATATCTCTATTTTTAGTTTGTTTATGTATATCTATATATTCTCTGTCAGATAAATTTAAATCTGCAGCTGCTGCTATAACTTCTGGTTCTTCTGTAGGAGTAAGAGCTTCTAACTCTTCAAATTTTTTTGCTAGTTTTGCAGCATCTAAATTAGAATCAACTTCTGCTTGGTTAAGTTGTTTTTCAAATTCTTGTTCTTCTTTAAAACCTTTTTCCCAGTTTTTACTCCAGTTTATCCATAATGACATTACTAAAACCTACTGCGAACCACATAACCATAATTGCTTTTAATAATCTCTAAAGTAAGTTGAGTATTTGTTCCTTCTGGTAAAACTGTTGTTTGTGTTGTTTCTCCTAAAGTATTACCAGGTTCTGCCTCTTTTTCTGTTAATCTTCCAATGTCTTGTGGAACAAAACCACCTACTTCAGAATTTGCCACTCCTGAATTTGTTCCAGATGCTTCTCTTTGAGCCGCTGCTATTAAATCATCTTGTGTTAACCTGCCTCCAAATTCATCACCAGGAATAGCTTGTAAATCTGCATAAGCTCCATCTAGTTTTGTATCTGTAGCTTGTTTTAGTTTTGATGGTTTTCTACCACGCATTATCATCTCCCTCTTCTACATCAAATCCTAAATTAATATTTAGCCATACTCCTGGTATTTGAGTTGGCACAATATAAGAGTTTTCTGGTAAATCTCCAATAAAAATAAATTGTCTAACAATTATTGGTTCTTCATCTACATCAACATCAATTTCCCAATCTTCTTGATTTACAATGTCATAAAATTTTTGATTATAGTAATAAGTTTCTTCAGCCAACAGGTCCTCCTTGTTGTGGTGGTGGTCCAAGACCTGCTAAA